CTCAACAGCTCCTTAGACTTATCGGAAGATGAGTTGGAGATGTTGCGATTGTATCGCGCACTTCCAAAATCAGAGCAGCAAGCACAAATCAGCGAACTCCGTGCCCGTGTTGAGAATTTTAATCGCCTATTTACCGAGCTACTAGAAGCTCGCAAACGTAACAAACATCAATAACCCACTCCTTCACAAATTTTAAAGCCTTACATTTCAATGTATTGGCTTTGTTTTGCATTAAACATTGAGTTTTCTCATCAAAAACACTTGACCTATTACCATGAGAAAACTAAATTATCTTCCATCAAGACACCGCACGGTGTTCTCAGCAAACAGTTCCGCCACCCTGGCGTTAAGGGGAAATGAGGTCAACATGGATACTATCGATCTTGGCAACAACGAATCTCTGGCATACGGCGTGTTTCCTAACCAGGACGGTACGTTCACCGCGATGACGTATACCAAAAGCAAAACGTTTAAAACCGAAAATGGTGCCCGTCGCTGGCTGGAAAGAAACTCAGGTGAGTGATATGGATTTCGACGCAATCATGGAAAAGGCTTACGAAGAATACTTCGAAGGCCTTGCCGAAGGCGAAGAAGCTCTCAGCTTCAGTGAGTTTAAACAGGCGCTTTCCAGTTTCGCGAGTGATTAAAACTACTGACCAATGAGCTCAAGCACTTCTCCACAGATGAAGTGCGGGCGCCGGACACGGATAAGCATCCGGCATGTTCTTTAAAAATCTGGATAGTCCCAACTTATTAAGCGGTTAATTATCTTGAGTTCATCCAGAACTTATTATTGCAAGCGGGGCAAAAAGTACGAAAATGAGCATCAAGGCGCATTATTTCCATTGGTTGCAGTACAGATATTACCTTTTTTCCAAAACATTGTGGGCAAAGATGCACTGTTATCTCAGTATCGCCTATAAATTGCTTCTTGGAATACACAAGAGTTCCAGAATCAAGCTTGTTAAGTTTGTAACCTTCCGCCTGTTGCTGAAAGTCTTCTATCTCTGCAATTTTTGCTTTGAGAGATGCGGCTTCTTCCTGATAAGAGCGCACCATCTCAATGAGCGATACGCATTCAAACTGAACAGACGTAAGTTTTGAAAGCATATCGCTGACAGCGGAATTTATCTCAGTTTGATTTTTGGCATTCAGAATACCCTTTGCCATTACCGCAGTTTCTTTGATTGCCGACATTGCTGCTGAGAACTCAACTATCACGTTACATACTCTTCTCGTTGTTGGGGATATCCGGATTATACAAATTTCTTGTTGTTGGGGAATAACAGGAACCACCTCGCCTGACGTGGTTAAAAGCAGGCACACAACACGAAAGCGCACGGCGAAGTCACTTCTCCCTCTGTTGCGTGCCGCCGGCATCTTAGTCCGTGCGCTTCCGGTTGTGGCAATCAGCTACAACAACCCATGTTGATTACCTTTTGGCGGGTATCCGTTTTGTTTTCCCTGTGATACCCGCCCTTTTTAAAGTGAATTTTGTGATGCGGTGAATGCGGCTCAGTTAAAACAGTAAAGTGACCTTTTACTGGCGTAACGAAACTCCTTATACATCCGGCGTTAATTGTTAACTGGTTAACGTCACCTGGAGGCACCAGGCACCGCATCACAAAATTCATTCCTGAGGACGCGATAATGGAAACGTTATTACTCAATTCCACTACGCCTGAAACTCGTTTTGAAATTGGCGTTATTACTGGCAAAAAACAGTTTATTGAAGATGCCATTAACCAGATAAAGCGCGAACCGAATTTATTAAATAAGGTATGCATTGCTTCAATGCTGGCCCGTTCACGCCTGATGCAAAAAGGATACTGGCAATGAATACTGCTATTGCTCTCACTCTGACCGTTTTTCTTAATACGGGCGAACCGGTTGATGTGGTTACGGGTATATATGGTTCAATGAAAGAGTGCATGGCTGCCGCAGCGGAACAGAAAATTCCCGGCAACTGTTATCCGGTTGATAAAGTTATTCGCATGGATAATAACGAAGTCCCGGCAGGGCTTTAAACCAGCACCGTAATAAATATCCGGTTTCATTTTTATATGCCAGCAATGGCAGGGATTTGTTCACCCTTAAATCTGTAATGAGGTTAAAACAAAATGAGTAAAGTCTTTATTTGCGCCGCCATTCCGGACGAACAGGCAATAAAGGAAGAAGGTGCAGTTGCTGTAGCCACTGCCATTGAAGCCGGCGACGAGCGCCGCGCCCGTGCAAAATTTGCATGGCAATTCCTGGAGCAATATCCGGCAGCTCAGGACTGCGCTTATAAATTTCTTGTCTGTGAGGATAAACCTGGCATGCCCCGCCCTGCCATTGATTCCTGGGATACCGAATATATGCAGGAAAACCGCTGGGATGAGGGATCGTCTTCCTTTGTCCCGGTCGAACCAGAGCCGAATACAGAAATTGTTAACTTTGATCAGTTATCCGACGACAAACAGGCCGCTGTTCTCGTTAAGTTTGGCGCACATGAAAACGTCACCGTGGATATGGTCATCAACGCAAGCGGGCTTCTTGGCGATGACGACATGATGACCTTTGACGGACACCTCGCAGAGGCAATTATCCGGACTAAAGAAATTAACGCCATGTATCCGGAACGTCAGATTGAATACATCAACGATGCCAGACGTGATTTAAAACCAACCGCCAAATGGCCCGACGTTCAGGCATATTTTCTCGACCGTAAAAAACGCCTGGAAAAGGAGCGCAAAGAAGGTGGTGCATATACTTCTGTTGTTGATCTTGCCCGCGCCAAAGTCAACCGACAGCACACTGAAAACCCGGCGGGAAAAATCCCCCCTGTCACTGCTACCATTCGTCGCGAATACAAGCAGACATGGAAAACGCTGGACGACGAACTGGCCTACGCTCTCTGGCCTGGAGACGTGGATGCCGGAAACATTGACGGCAACATCCACCGCTGGGCAAAAAATGAAGTTATCGCCAAAGATCGCGAAGACTGGAAGCGCATCTCCGCATCAATGCGCAAACAGCCTGATGCCATTCGCTACACTCGTCAGACGATTTTTGGTCTTGTTCGTGAACGTCCGATCGACATTCACAAGGATCCCGTGGCGCTGAGCAAATACATTACTGAATACCTGACTACAAAGGGCGTATTTGAAGATGAAGGAACAAATCAGAGCACAACTAATACTCTCCCGTCGCCAGTACCAGAAGCTGATGCAGTGGAAACGGCAATTCCGGACAACGAAAAAACCGAATGCAAAGTGGAAGTCGAACCATCTGTAGAGCGTGAGGGGCCGTTCTATTTCCTCTTCACCGATAAGGATGGCGAAAAATACGGTCGCGCAAACAAACTTTCTGGCCTGGACAGGGCGCTGGCTGCGGGGGCTACTGAAATCACGAAAGAAGAATATTTTGCCCGCAAAAACGGCACATACTCAGGTTCACAACAAAATACTGGTGCATCTGACACGACCGCACAACCAGAGCCGGTAAAAGTTACCGCTGACGAAGTAAACAAAATTATGCAGGCAGCCAATATCAGCCAGCCTGACGCCAATCAGTTGCTCGCTGCATCACGTGGTGAATTTGTTGCAGGGATTAGCGACCCGAATGATCCGAAATGGGTTAAGGGGATCCAGACCCGCGATTCTGTGAACCAGAACCAGCAAGAAACGGAACAGAACGACCAGAAAGCGGAACAAAACAGCCCAAATACGCAACAAAACGAGCCAGAAACGAAACAACCTGAACCAGTAGCGCAACAGGAACCGGAAAAGATCTGCACCGCCTGCGATCAGACCGGCGGCGGCAACAGCCCTGACTGTGGCGCGGTGATGGGCGACGCGACATATCAGAAAACATTCAATGGAGAAAATCAGGTTGAAGCTCAGGAAAATAATCCTGAAGAAATGGAAGGTGCTGAACATCCTCACAAGGAGAATGCTGTCGGTGATCATCACCACTCCAGCGGTAGTGAAACTGGCGTGGCGACAGATCCCTTAGTTAAGGTGAACGGTCATCATAAAACCACATCCACCAGCAGAGTATGGAGTCACCTGTCGGTCGACCTTGAAACGATGGGAACAAATCCTGATGCGCCAATCAACTCTATTGGCGGTAAATTTTTTGATCCCGAAACCGGAGAGATGGGACCGGAGTTCAGCAAAGCTATCGATCTGGAAACATCTGGCGGAATCATCGACCGGAAAGCAATAAAGTGGTGGGCGAAGCAATCACGCGAAGCGCAATCTGCCATTTTTACCGATGAAATCCCGTTAGATGACGCTCTACTGCAATTACGGGAATTTATCAACGAAAACTCCGGCGAAAGTTTTGTCCAAATCTGGGGAAATGGAGCCAACTTCGACAATGTGATTTTACGCCGTTCATATGAACGGCAGGGGATCCCCTGCCCGTGGCGTTACTACAACGATCGCGATGTGCGCACAATCGTTGAGCTGGGAAAAGCCCTGGACTTCGATGTCAGGACGGCTATTCCATTCGAAGGTGTACCTCACAATGCACTCGATGATGCACGCCACCAGGCAAAACAAGTTTCAGCAATCTGGCAAAAACTGATCCCAAATCAGGCTGATTTTAATGTTCAACCATGACCGCCATCTCCGGATTATATTGACGGCGGTCATGCTGTAAGGCACGTGACCACATGTACGAATTAACGCTATCGCCAGCAGAGATTCAAGAGATCACGAGATA